TAAATACTAATCTTACTAAAGACTTAAATACACTAAATACTAATCCAAGTAATACGCCGCAAAATACTTTTGCGTCTTTATTCCCGGATGAAACAAAGGTTGAGGAACCAAAAGAGAAAAAAACGTTGTTCCGCAATTCCGCCGTTTACCAAATGGTTAAATTTGAAAACGGCGTTGGCGTGGATTATTCAGAATTTGAAAGTAAGTTTTCGATCCCGGAATTTGAAAAGGTCGATTTGGTTTATTACTTTCAAACGGTTAGCGATTGGAGCGACCAAAAAAATATGAAGCGCACTAAAAATGGTTGGTTGGCGACCGTCCGCAATTTCATACGGGGGGACGTCGAAAAGAAAAAGTTGCATTTGAAACCCGAATACAAAGCCCCAACGCAAAGATTGAACGTTGCCGGGGCTATTGAGTATTTGAAAGATGATTATTAACATGGAAGCATTACCCGAAAAGACAAACAGATTGTCACAAACGTTGCCCGAAAAACGACAATCCGCCGCCGTTTTGCTTTATAGCGGAACGGCAAAAGCAATTGACGTTCGCCGGGCGATGGTTGAGTTACCGGAGGTTGCCAAAGCATTAACCCCGGTTGAAAAGTATATTTTCGTGGCGTCCACAAAAAAACAGATTGCCGAGATTGACGACGAAACGTTGATTGCCAAAACCGGGCAAATGTTCCGGTTTATCGCAATGGACGTGGGGTTTATCATTCCCACGGAAAACCGGGACGATTGGACGTATATTTGTACCCGGTTGTTGGATTTGCTCAAACGCTATTATTCGCAATTAACATTATCCGAGGTTAAATTAGCGTTTGAATTGCTGATTACCGGGGAATTAGACGACTATTTGCCAAAGGATAGGGACGGCAACGCCGAACGGAAACATTACCAACAATTCAACGCCGATTATTTCGCAAAGGTATTGAACGCATATTGCCGGAAACAAAACCAAGTTATCGGCAAAGCATATACAGCGTTGCCGGAACCGAAAAAGGAGTTAAGCCCGGAGCAAATCCGGTATTATCGCAATCAATCGGTTATGACTTGTTTAATGTGTTTTATGCGCTATAAATATACCGGGCGTTTAGTGTTTGGATTAACCGACGAAATGTTTGTTTATAATTGGTTGTTGGGTGTTCGGTTGGCGGACGAAGTGAAAGAAACCGAGGACGACCGGAAAGAAGCGTATAACCGATTTTTGGCACGTGCCGCCCGTGGGTTCGTTAATGAATTTACGGTTTATCGCGTTCGTAAACAAGGAACCCAAAGCCCGGAAATTGATTATACAGCCTTTGAGGTTGCCCGGCGCAAAGAAATTAAACGGACGTTTGACCGAATGATTAAGGACGAAATTTATATCTATCATTATTTAAGGTTTGAAAAATGAAAAAAAGAGTTTCAGCGACAAAGTTGTACCGACTTTGGGAAAGTATAAAAGCCCGTTGTTATAATCCTAAAAGAAAGGATTATAACAATTATGGAGGTCGTGGAATAACTATTTGCAAAGAATGGTTTTGTTTTGATGCCTTCAAAAATTGGGCTTTAGAAAATGGATATAACCCCGGTTTAGAAATTGACCGGATAGATAACGACGGGATATATAGCCCGGAAAATTGCCGTTTTGTTACTCATTCGGAAAATAATAGAAATAGGCGAATACGCCGAGATAACACAACCGGATATAAGGGAGTAACCCGGCATAAACAAACCGGGAAATATAATTATGAAATTCAAATCGACGGAATACGATACAGAAAGAGCGGTTTTATAACTGCAAAGCAAGCGTATGACGAACGATTGATTAAGATTGAACAAATAAAAAAGATGTTATGAAAATAAATTGCATTATAGGCATAGACCCCGGAAGCAATGGGGGTATTGTGGTTTGGCGACCCAACCACAACGCAACGGCAATTAAGATGCCTAAAGACATTAACGAGATACGGGATTTTCTCAACTATTACAAAGAGATTTGCACGCCGATTGTCTTTTTGGAAAAATTGAGCGTTCGCCCGGACGACGTAACAGTTGGCGATGCCGGGGCAAACATGGGTAAATTGTACCGCATACAAAAGATGTTGCAAAACTTTGAGCATTTGAAAGCCATTATAACCGTCGCCGAAATACCGTTTGTTTTGGTTAATGCGATGAAGTGGCAAAACGACCTTAAATTGCGTATTAAGGTAAAAGGGAAAAAGGAGGAAAAGGCAGACCGCAAACGACGGTTCCGGGATATTGCCGGGAAATTATACCCGGAGATTATCCCGGCGTTATGGAATGCGGACGCAACGTTAATAATGCACTTTGGACGGTTCATTTTACAGAATAACCCCCGTTGGGTTTTGGAAAATTTGCCCCAACAAATGCGCAACCGTTTATTTTAAGCCCGTAGGGACGTTTAATTATTCAAATGGTTACTTATATGGCAGACGAAACAAAAGCCCCGCAAATCGAAAATCCCGAAAAAATAACGGCAAAAGATTTGGCGGAAATGGTAAAACAGATGCGGCACAACCAACGACGTTGTCAACGGAACCCAACCCCGGAAAAATTGGCAACGTTGGAAAGTTGGGAACGCAAAGTTGATGCGGTCATTGCTGTATTGACCGATACACAAATGAAATTGTTTTGATAATGGACGAAATGGATTATATCTATTTAGGCGACCGATTGACCCGCCCGGAATTGCGACGTATGCCGTGCCGGGCGGTTCGTCGTTCTGATGGTAAATGTATAAGAGGGCGCAACGGCAATATGTTAGTTGAGTTTGACGGCGTGGGTAAATGCGTTGTTTTGGGGCGATTATTGCGGAAAATAAAAAAATAGCCGAAAATAAAAGATAAAAGTTTTGGTAATATAAAAACTATACGTATATTTGCGGCATGATAATAACACGACCGGGCGTTTTCCCGGTAACTATAAAAACAAAATAGTATGAGAGCGAAAACAAGTATTTACGATTTTAGTTTTATTCCAAGCGGTTACGGACATTATAAAGTAACTTATACGTCCCCCGTTACCGGGAAACAATGGACGGCAACAACAAACGATATGCCGTTGATTGATGCGACAAAGAACGCCGACGAACCCAAACGCCGGGATTTGGAAACACTTAAAAGAGTTTGCAAAAATGGATAAGGACGAATTGGGAGCCGTTCGGCACGCAATGACGGCAAAGGAATTAAACGACTTATATAAGAGTTTGGAAAATTTCATTGCTGATTGTACCCGGTCAGAGGTTGACGCCAACCGGGATGCGCTTAACAAGGTGCAAACCATGATACACCAACGAATGAGATTAAAAACAAAATAGTAATAACCGCCGGAGGAAACCCCGGCGTAAACAATTAGAGCGATGTATATTAAGAAATTGGAATTGTTGAATTTTCAAGTTATCAAAGAGTTCAACGCAGATTTTGAGGGTAATGTATATTTCATTACCGGGGACAATGAGTTAGGCAAATCAACCCTTTTAAAAGCAATCGGCGCAATGTTGACCGGGAACCGGGACGCCGTGTTGAAAAATGGAGAGGACAAAGGGTTTGCGAAAATGGTTGTAGGTAACGACGGCGAAAATTACGAGGTCGAATTAAAGTTTACCAAAGCCAACCCACGGGGGACATTATCCATTAAATCCCAAACAACCGGGATGCGTTCGGATAACGTTTCTATGTTGCAAAAGATTTTCGGCTACCAAGACTTTGACGCCGTGGAGTTTTCCCGTTGGAGCGAAACCGCCGAGGGACGCCGCAAACAAATTGAGGTTGTAAAGGCTTTGTTGCCGGAAAAAGTGCGCACCCGGATTGCAGAAATTGACGCCGAGGTTATGACCGTTAAGGACAAACGAAAAGCCGCTGACGGCCTGATTTCTTCAATCAGCGCAACCAGCGACTATGTAAAGATAGAGTGGAAAATCTGACACTCTTTCCACTCTATCAAACCACTTGTTTCTTTATACCGCTTGTAGCCCCTTGTACACCGTTGCTTACATTGTCTAATGTAGAAAAGTGCAATTACTACTGTCAGCTTGTATGGGAACATATATGGAGAGCTGGATTAATTCTCTTACCTATTATCGCCGCAGGTCTTTATTTCTTTTTGAGGTGAAACATATGAATGCCGCTCGATATTTTCGCCGTTACTTTTCATCGAATCGACTTAAAAATATTTATTCTGATAAAATCAAATATCGAGCAACGGTTGGCATGGACAGAATAACACCAGCAGCTTTTGAAAACAAATTGGACGAAAACGTTCGATTGATTTCGCAAAAAGTGTTATCCGGGAAATACAAGTTTACTCGCTACCGAGAAGTATTGATTAGTAAGGGGCGCGGAAAAGAACCAAGAGTTATTTCAATTCCCACAATCCGAGACAAATTGGCCTTATCCGCTTACCATCAATTCTTGCAATCTTCTTTTGGCGCAACTATTCAAGAACCTCTTCTTCATACAATTGTAGGAGATATTACACAAGAAGTTTTGTCAGGGCGTTTCAACGGCTATGTAAAAATTGATATTACTCATTTTTATGCTTCAATTGACCATCGCCTATTATTAAAGAAAGTCAAAAAGAAAATTCGAAAAGCTGAGGCAATTCATTTCTTAGAAGAAGCCGTTTCTACAGAAACAATCGCACGAGTTGGCTCAGCCCCACAAAGAGGTAAGAATAATTGCGGTGTTCCAGAAGGTCTTTCTATCTCAAATATTTTAGCGGACATTTATTTATCTGATTTCAAGGAAAGAGTATGTTCTTCATATAATGTTTGCTTTTATCGATATGTTGATGATATCTTAATTCTTTGCAATTCATCAGAAGCAGGTGAAATTAAGAACTTCTGTGTAGAAACACTCAAAACCGATTATATTCTGGATGCAAATGAGAAGAAAACCATGTTCGGTGAAATTGTTAATGGTGTTCCTTTTCTAGGATATATGTTTTTTGACAGCAAAGTTGGAATTCGTCCTTCAGCGGAAGAAAAGCTAGAAGATTCCATCGAAGAATTATTTCGACTACGGAAAAAGCAAACTATTTCCCCACAAGTGTTTATTTGGCGACTAAATCTCAGAATCACGGGATGTATACTTGACTCCCAAAAATACGGATGGCTATTCTATTACTCTCAGCTTACGGATTTAAGCATCCTTTTCCACCTTGACTGGTTTGTTGGACACTTGTTTTCTCGCTATGGCTTTGATAGACCCAAAGATATCAAGAGATTTATACGGTCCTATCATGAGATTACAAAGAATATTAGCCGTTCAAGTTATATAATTAACGCAGACAGATATTCTTTTGAAGAAAAGGCTGAAATACTATCCGAAATATATAACCAAAGGAATTTCAATAAAAACGATGCCCGGACTGTAGATAGCTTGTTTAAGGCAACTATGTTCAAGGAAGTACAACGACTCGAATACGACATTCAAAATTTTTCTTAACTTCGAAGCAAAATGTTCTAACATTATCTTCCCATCGTATACACAAACAATTTTATAATCAATGGATGCGCAAGTAATTGGCTTTTGCCCCAATCACAAGACATGCCGTATAAAAGATGGCTCTATAACAGAAATTGAAAACTAATACATACCATAACATCTTTTAACCTGACTGATGTATATTGTCCGATTTGATATATCCCATGATTTTCATCTTCAGAACTGTTTTATAACCTCTTTTCATCTTCTCGTTCCAGCGTCTCTTTCATCATCCCATAGTGCTTCTTCACGGTATTTCTTGCCAGTCCGGTTCGTTTGGCGATGGTCGAGAACTCCGTGACCTCCGGGTGAAGGCGCATATAGTCCCACAGCTTGCGCTGTGTTTTGGTCAGCTTTTCCGGCGGGGCGATGCCCGCAAGCTGCTCTTTAAGCTTTTTGCGTTCCTCGTTCATATCCTCGATCATCGCCTTGAGTTTTTCCTCGCACTCATCACGGGTGCGGGCGTAGACGTTGCGGGAATGCTGTGTCCCGTCCGGCCATATGGGAGAATAGCGCCCTTCAAACAGATGGTCGTTGAGTTCGCTGACGCAGCCGGTGCCCGGTTTCCTTTTCTTCCCCACATAGGGCCGGAAGTCTACGATGCCTTTCCGCTCCGGCTCCGCTTCTTCCTGCGGTTCTGCCTTGCCGATGCTCCGGTCGATGCTGGCGGCGGCTGCACGCTGCATATCGCCGGGGGTGTGGGTGTAGGTGTCCGGGG